CTATCGCACAAAAAGCCTTAGATGCCATAAATAAAATAATCGAGTCTGTTAGTACCCTATCGGGATGGAAGTCGGCGATCGCAACAGCCGGCTTATCCATAGGGTTTACGTGGATATGGGATAAAGTAAAAGACTTTGTAGAGAGCTATAGAGCCTGGAGTAAGAAACTTGAATCGGATGAGAGTGAAGGAATGGCAGAACAGTTTAAGACATGGCTCAAAGCCGCGGTCAACAGCACCTTTCTAAATATCTTAAAGACTCAGTTTGCTGGAATGATAGAAAAACTTATTTCGGTATCTACGGGTGTTAAGGGATGGTGGGATACAGCAGTCTCTGCAGTCGGCGGCGTCCAGTTGGTTATCAACGCCCTCGGCACTTCTTTATCGAGATTTCGCCGGTACACTGGCGGTGGAAAAAAGATAAACTTTAGCAAACTAAATGCTACCCCAACTTAAATATTAGGAAATAAAATGGAACTCTTAACATTCATACTGTGTGCCTACGGGCTCACTCAAATTTTGGTATACGGTGATCTGCCCGTCTTGCAAAAATTGCGCCCGTCAAAGTCTGCTGCCGGCGGCTACGGCAAGGTGTTTCACTGCCCTATGTGCATGGGATTCCATGTCGGATGGGGTCTGATGTTGCTTTCCCCATTCACGGAACTATTTAGTTTTGACGTTTCTGTATTCAACTTCTTCCTTCTTGGATGGTTATCTTCGGGAACATCCTATATACTAAACATGGTCTTTGGAGACAACGGAGTTAAATATGAACACAAACATTTGGACAACAAAGTGGATGCTGCCACCAGTAAGACATTGTTGCAAGGGTAGTTAGCTATGGGTCAGAAGTTACTTAGAGAATACTATGAACTCTGTGAAGGCGGTGTTTGTCAAGATCTGTTAACAGAAGAAGAAAAGACATATGTCGCCGCCGGTGGCATGTTTCTCACTGGAATCATCCAAAAATCAGACACAGTTAACGGAAACGGTCGCGTCTATCCTCACAATGTGCTTATGCGCGAAATAAAGAACTATGAAAAATTAGTTAGTGAGCGCCGCGCACTGGGAGAGTTAGACCACCCAGATGACTCCGTGATCAATCTCAAGAATGCTTCCCATATGATGACCAAGGTTTGGTGGGATGGCAAGAACGTGATGGGAAAAGCTAAAGTGCTTGATACCCCATCCGGACAAGTCTTAAACTCCTTAGTAAGAGCCGGTGTCAGCATTGGCATTTCGTCCCGAGGTATGGGTTCAGTGTCAGAATCCGCAGGCAACACAATTGTCGAAGATGACTTCCAACTAATTTGCTTCGATTTTGTATCGGAGCCTTCCACACCTGGCGCTTTTATGATGAAAGAAGCCAAGGGTTATACTAACCGGGTGTTTACTAAAGCAGATCGCATTAATAGATTATTAAACGAGGTACTTGAAAATGAGTGATTGGAGCAGTTTTAAAGACGATAAGGTGCGCAGTGATGCGTGGAAAGACTTTTTAGCCGAGAGCGTTGAGCCTAAGATTAAAGAAGAAGTTCCTCTTGACGAGTTTTTCTCGGCGCTTAAGTGGGGAAAAAAGTCTGGTGGAAAGCACGGACTTAGCACCGACAAAAATCAGTATACGGGAGATCTAACGTGTAAACCTGGCGATGAGTGTGCCGGCGACGATGGAGAACCCGAAGGCAATGAGTCCGAAACCTATAACGCCGACGATGTAGCTGCGCTTTATAAAGCAATTGATGATATCCGTCGAGTTTTAAACGTAGAAGTTAAGCGTGATCTGTTATACAACGAGCTTGAAGATCTTATCACCAATCCTCAAGGAAATAACTATACGATTGAAGAGCAGTCAATTCATAAGGCATCTGTGATCCTTAGCCGGATGCCCAAGCTGGGTCCCGACGGTAAATTAGACATAGGGAAATATCCAAATCTTGCTAAAGTATTCAACGCCGCTCTTACTACGCAGAAGACCAAAGACCACCTCTATAAAATTCTTGCACGTGCCGGCTTCTTCGGTAAAGAAGGGAACGATCTTCCCAACTGGTTTAAAAAATCAAAGCCCGAACCCGAAGAGAAAGGGGTTCAGGTGGTCGACCCAGAGCCTCAAGATCCGGATCAGCCACAGGGTGGCACGCCCGGTCAAGAGGAAGAGCCAGAAGATGGAACTCAGGCACCCACTCCCGTTGATGTGGAAGAATATCCGGACGCAGTGCTCGGCGACTGCAACAAGATCAAGTTCAAACCAAAGCCCAGCAATCCCGGCTACACGTTAGCATACTTTTTATCGGCGCTTAAGGGTGAATATAAGATAGCACCAGACAAGTATAAAGAACTACGCGACTATATGGTCAAGCAAAGTGTGAGCGCTGGCATCATTAAACAAATGGATGCCGACTCCACTATTCGAGAATACATCGCCGGCGTAACTACACCTGAAAAGTCTCCACGCAAAGGGCGCAAAGTCAAGGGAAGCGACTCGCAACCGACCAAGTCGCGAGCAGTTGACTTTTCTGGCATCTTTAAGATCTTTGCCGACCAAGAAGTTGCACAAGCCATTTATGATTGTTGCAAGACTCAATTGCGCGAAGGTGGCTGGGACATCGGTCCCGGCGCTGAAGAGCCGGCAATCGATCCAGAGGGCGGTGGCGACGATGACGATATCGGCACTGGCGGCGATGACGACGATGGCACTGGCGGCGATGACGACGGTGGCACTGGCGGCGATGACGACGGTGGCGGCGATGACGACGGTGGTGGCGATGACGACGGTGGCGGCGATCCTCCTGATGATGTGGATGGTCCGGAAGAAACAGGCTACACCTACTACCTCCCCGACAACTTTGCAAAGGCGGAATCTAGCAAGGCAGCATATAATTCTCTGTGGGGCGGCTGGAAGCAGAAATATCGCAAGAAGTACAAGGATATGGCACCGAGCCAGTTTAAGAAGGATCTTGAAGAGTTTGTAGATTTCATCGGTCCCTTCAAGAATGATAAACTTTACGAAGGAGCGGACACCGTCAAAGCAAAAATTGAAAAGATTGCGGACACCGATTATTTAAGAGGTCGCGAACGTGACATCGTTTCAGCCCTCTCAGGTTTGTCCGACGATAGCGGCGTTGTAAGAATCTTGCGCGGTTTAAAGAATAGCTCCAAAACGATCAAAGCAGTAGCCAATGCAGTACTCGGCGCAACAAAGCGAAAAGAGAAGGAAGTTCAGGATAAAGGTGGTGAAGGCGAAGTTGTCGATTTGGGTCAGAGCCAACAACAGTCCGCCCGCGACAAAGCAGCTGCTCGCAGACCACAGCAGCGCACCCAGTCGTTTATGAAAAAGGCGATGGAAGGCAAGACAACAGAAAAGACGGTACTTAAAGAATCCAAAACAATTGAGCGCTGGAAAACGCTCGCAGGAATAAAATGAAAAAGAAAGATCTTAAAGAGTTAATGAAGCCTCTTGTCAAAGAGTGCATTCACGAGCTTTTAATAGAAGAAGGACTTTTGTCCAATGTAGTCGCAGAAGTAGCAAAGGGCATGCAAGGAAGCCTTATGGTTGAAAATGCACAAAAAACCCCCGCACCGCAGCGCACTCAAGCTTCTACGCGCGCACAAAAGACTCGCGAGACGAATAGTCAAATATCGGCTCAGCGAAAAAAGATGATGGATGCGATTGGGAAAGACACGTATAACGGAGTCAACCTGTTCGAGGGCACCACACCCATGTCCCAGCACGAATCCACCACCGCTCCCCCCGGAAACGTCGATATGGGAGCCCCCGCTGATTCTGGTGTCGACATTAGCTCTTTAATGGGCGGCGCTTCAGCCGTCTGGGAAGCGATGAAATAGGAATATCATGAGTAAAAAATCTAATTTTAAAGTAACTGCAAAAGAATGCCACGGCAACCACGACAAGATGATAAGAAAGTTTATCAAGAAAACAAAGCGATCTATGATCATCGAGGAGCTTCGTGATCGAAAAGAATATACAAAGCCGTCTGTAGCTAAAAGAGAGAAAAGCGCACGAGCCAGAAGACGAAAGGCACGCGAAGACCAAAAACAACAGAGAGCTAAAGAAAGACGCAATAGAACAAATAACTGACTATTTATAATGAATACAATAAAATTCGAAGGATTTAAAACATGGCAAAAGGACTAGCACCAATCAGAGTACCCGAAGTTGGGCTCAACAACGTCGGCTCATATCAAGTAAGCGCTCGACCGTTTGCTAGTGGAAACATTGCAGTGGCACACGCAATGAAGGTTGATTTCCCGATGGTTACGCAATATTTTGAGGTTATCAATCACGGACCTGGCTCCATTCGGGTGGGATATTCCCAAGTTGGTGTCTCGGGGTCCAATTACTTTTCAGTGCCGAGCGCAAGCGCCGGCTCCGGCGCCGGCACATCTGGCGTACAAAGGGTAAAGGTGTCACAAATATGGCTTTATTGTGGCAAAGTCGCCGCCGGCGATGGCGCTGTCAGCGGCGTCGATGTGGTCGCAGGTCTCACCTGTATTGATCGCAAGAGGACAGCAGGACGCCTTGGACCCAGCTGGTCAGGTTCTGCCGGAGTCGGATAATGGCTACTGGATGGGCATATATAAATTGTACTGCTAGCGCTGCCTCCGGCGATGCGTCCGCTTCTGGACCTACAGGCTCCATACAATTTCACACAAGTGGCTCGAACCAGACAGGTTCGTTTAAAATGATGTATTATACATCATCTGTAACAGTTGGTGGACGTGTCTTTCCTGCTTCTAGTCTGGTTTATACTGGCACCCTGTATGTACACGGTGCTATTACTGCTAGTGCCTATCACATTGATCAGCGAACGGTGACCTCCGGCTCTACCTATTTTGGTAATAGCGCCGACGATGTACATATTCGCACCGGTAGTTTGGCTGTGATGTCTGGCACCAAGGGCGCCCTCGCAGCAGATATTGCACCGGTTTTAAGTTCCTCGGCTACGAATCATATGACGTACCTCAAATCTATTAGGGGTGGTTATTATGAGGTAACAGGAACAGTAACATTAGATGGAACTGATGTATTATCAAAGCGCGCCTATATCTTCGGTGTCACTGCAACAGCAAACACCACTATAACTCTTGAAGGACCCACTAGCACCCAAGCGAAACAGGGGCACCTCATGGTTTTTAAAGATCAAATACTGGCGCGCACTAGCTCGTTGATTGTTTCGTCGAGCGGAAACGGCGATATGATCGACGGCAGCGCCTATTACCAATTAACTGGCACAATGCCAGCAATTAACTTATATTCGGATGGAACCAACTGGTTTGTCTTCTAATTAGGAATAGGAGGGATCAGTGAATGGCTCATAATTCGCTCACAGGCACAGTAATCGCGCCCAGATACTTTGGACCAGGCGTTGGACCCGGCACCAATATACTTTCGGGTAACTTGAGCACGTCGGATGGTTCTGCGATCATCAACATTCCACGCATTCAGAACGCCACGGATAATGGTATCGTTACGAATGTGGGGGGAAATGCAAATTCCTTAAACTGCGAAACCAACCTCACATTTGATGGCTCAGCGCTCAGCATCACCGGCATCGTTAGCGCTAGCGCGGCTATATCCGGCACCTATTTTTATGGGGATGGCAGCCAATTGTCGGGTATCACCAGTGTAAATCCCGTAGGACCTAATTACTCAGTTCAATACAAGAATGCCGGTGGAAGTCTAACGGGCTCCTTCGGACTACGATTCCAGAGCGACAGGCTATCCCTTGCTGGAGGATTCCAACTACGGCATACTACCGCCAACGCCACATTCACCGCCTCCATCACAAGCTATTACATTGGTATCGACTCAACCGGTGGTGTTGTAGACGTTAGACTGCCAAGCGCTTCGTTAATGTTAGACGGTCAAACCTACGTTGTAAAAGACGAGGGCGGCGCCGCCAACACCAACAACATCACAATTTTAGCCTCCGGAGCAGAAACTATTGACGGGCAAAATTCGATAGTTTTGGAGTCGCCTTACGCCTCTATCCAGCTTTATTGCAACGGCTCCAACAAATACTTTATCTGCTAAGAATTTATCGCCGGCGTCACTCTAATTATAAGCGACCGTCGGAGGAATCCGACGATCAAATTTGGATAAGTATATCTTATTCAAATAACCATAACAAAACTTATAAAATGGAGGGTTTTTAAACATGGCTTATAAATTTCAATTAGGTTCCGCTGTTCTGAGCGGTGCCTTGACGCAAGAGGGTACATTCGAAGTTAAAGACGACGATGGGCTGTTGCGCTATAGCGTTAATCGTGACACTGGACTTGTATCCGGTTCCGGTATGCTTATCGTGAACGATAGCGCTTATTTCAAAGGTTCGCGGACAGAGGTCAGCGGAGGTTTGACTACTCTAGGCAACTCACTCTTTAAGGGCGAGCTTGATATTTTCGGGCGCCTTTCTGGATCAGGACAATTTCGCGTTGTCGGAGATGCTCATCTTAAGAGCACACTTAATGTAAGTGGTGCAGCTACTTTCGGCAGCACTATCGCAGCTGTCACTGATGGTAACAGTCTTGGCGCTACGTCGTTCAACGACAAAAACATCACAAGCGTTGGCAATATCGCACTTGACAGTATTTCTGCAGATGGCGCCGCACTGTCGATTGACTCGGACTGGGACGCCGCCGGCGTGGCTTGTTCGGACATCGGTACTGTTGCCACCGGTATCTATACCAGTGTTGACATTAACGGTGGAACAATCGATGCTACTGCCATCGGTGCTACAACCCAGTCTACCGCTAAGGTCTCATCACTTTCGGCTTCTCTCGATCTGCTCGTTCAGGCGCGCACGCAGCTTAAGTCTACACTTAACGTATCTGGTGCAGCTACTTTCGCTTCAAGCTTGTCTGGTGCTAGCACTTTGACTGTCGTCGGCGCTACGACCCTCGGGCGTAACAATGGTGCCACCACATTCAGTGGATCTGCAATTAGATTCTACGGTTTGGTTGATGACACCGATTTCGCGCAAGCTACTGATAGTCTTTTCTATTATGACGTTGGCTCGAAGTCGATGAAACGACAGACCAACGCACAGTATCTCGATTCTATCAAAGGTACTGGTCTCACTGTATCCGCGGGTAAGTTGAATGTCGAAGAAGCTGGTACTACCGTTATCCGCTGGGGTAACGCTTCTGTTACTTTGCTAGAAGGCTTCAATGTCGGTACTGCTTCCTTAAGCGAGAATCGCACTTGGACACTCCCATCTGGTTCGGCTATTAACGACCGCGTTCACGTTAAGCGTGCTGATGGTGCTGGTATTCTTACCATCGCCAAAGGCTCTGCCCTCGAAGCTATCGATGGGTTAGGCTCGGTTCTTCTTGAATCACCTAGTGGTTCTGTCTCGCTAGTGTATATTGCTCACAACAGGTGGTCAATCTACTAGGAATTGCTTTTGCAATCCGGAAGATTTATCTTCTATATTGGGCGCCCCTCCTTGTGGGGGGCGTCCTCTTTTTTTGTACTACTTATAACGAGAGGACAAAATGAAAACGCTTGATCTTCATGGGCTCGGTCATGACTGCGTTGAGACAAAAGTTATAAATTTTGTTTTGATGAATGATTTACCACTTAAAATTATAACAGGTGACTCTTCAATGATGAGAGAATTGGTATTTAAAGTTTTGGAAGAGTATAATTTTGATTATCGACCCGAACATAACTTAAATTATGGGGCTTTTATTATCCGAGATAAAACAAAATA